GGGGTCCGAATGCTCGCAGCCAAAATGAGGGGGCGGGGTGCAGTTTTTTTCTGTCATTTGACATCGGGGCTGAGGGGTGAGGCACCGGAAATGACACAGGCGCGCAAAAAAGCAGGGGAGGGGGGCGAGGTGGAACTGTTTCCCGCGGCGGTGCCGGGGAAGAGGAATTGGGAAGAGCTGGCGGCGATGTATGGGAAAAGCGTCCGCACGCTGAAGCGTTATGACCAGGATGGCCGGGAGTCTGGAGATCCGCCTGTTTTGGAGGAGCCTGGGAAAATGCGGGAGTGGTGGCAGAAGCACATGAAGCAGCAGGTGCCGCCGTGGTTGCTGAAGGCGGAAAAGAATTTTTCGGTGCCTGCGGAAGAAGAGGTGTTGGTCGATGTGCCGCCGGATGAGACGGATGAAGATCCGGAGGAGGTGGAAGTGCTGGCGGATGAGATGGGGCTGGAGAAGACTTTGGAACGGTTGGCGAAAATGGAAGTTCGGCTTTCCCGGTCGGCTTACAAGCCGGGGCAGACGAAGGCGTGGCTGGATACGATTTCGCGGATGGGGACGGTGGCGGAAAAGCTGCGGGTGGAGGCGGAGCGGCTGGGGAAACTTTTGCCGAAGGACAAGGTGGAGGAGGCGATCCATGCGTTCCATGGTCCGATTGAGCGGGAGATCCGGTTGCTTTATCGTTCGATGTGCACGGTGCTGGGGATTCAGCCGACGCCGGAAAATGAAGCAAAGTGGAATGAGGAAATCGACAGCCTCTTCCGGCTCTTCGGGGAGGAGGTGCTGCGGTGATTTACGATTCGCAGGTTGTGACGGATTGGGTGAGCGGGGTTTTGCGCGGGATTTACCAGCCGGAGCCGAATGAGGAAATCTGGGAATGGGCGGAGCGGACGCTGAAGATTCCATCGACAGAAAACGAAGAGAAGGCGGGGATGTATTGGAGGCTTGAGGATTCACCCTACGTCAAGCCGTTCATGGCCTGGCTGAAGCGGCCGGGGAAGGGGGAGTTCTGGATCCGGAAATCTTCACAAGTCGGAATCACCATGGCGGTGCTGATCTGCATCTGCTGGATGATCGTTCACCGGCCGGGGAATGTGGCGTATGCCATCGACTCGATCGATGAGGCGCGGAAAATTTCCCGCACCCGGCTTCAGCGATGGATCAACGACAACCGCCTGCTGGATTCGATCAATGAGGAGTCCGATGCGCTCAACAACCTGACTTATTACTTCCGGGGCATGACGGTATACATGCTCGGGGCCTTCTCGAAAGGGGGCTGGGCAAACAAGTCGATCGTGCTTTTCATCCTGGACGAGCTCGACAAGCACCCGTTCATTGAGGGGGAAGGGACGACGACCGATCTGGCCCGTGAGCGGTGCAAGCGTCCGAAGAACGCAAAGATCATTGGATTTTCCACGCCTGGGGAAACGGGGCAGATCACGGCGGAGTGGAAATCCGGTACGCAGGAGGAGGTGCGTTTTCCGTTCCCGTGCTGCGGGCATGTCCAGGCGCTGAAGTGGGATAACTTCGTTTTCGGCACTAAGGAATTCAAGGATCTGGCAGGTGATTACGACCTTGAGGTGGTAAATCGCGATGCCTATTTCAAGTGTGAGCTGTGCGGGGGGCGGCTTGTGGAGCAGCAAAAGCGCAAGGCGATGCTGGATTGCGATAATTTCCCCACCAATCCGAAGGCGGTTCCGGCCAAGCGGTCGATGCACCTGTGGGATGCTTACTCGAATTTCGTCACGTTCGGGCAAATCGCGCTTCAGTGGATTCACTCGCAGGGCGATGTTACGAAGATCGAACGCTTCATGCGCGGGGTGCGCGGGGAGGATTACGAAAAAGAAGGCCGGGCTCTGAAGCACCAGGACATTCTGGATTGCCGCGGTGCTTATGAGCGCGGGACGGTGCCGTTCGTGCCGGTCGAGATTTATCAAGCGATCGACATCCAAGGCGATGTGCAAAAAGCGATCAAGCTGGCGGTGGATTCCAGGGGTTCGCTTTACGTGGTGGACTGGTATGTTTCGCTTGTTCTGAGTGAAGCGGTGGAATGGGCGCTTGAACCGATCATCGGGCCAGACGGTGCGGAGTATTTCGTCACCGCCGGGTTGATTGACGAAGGCCATCGGAAGAAGGACGTTCGTGAAATCTGCTTCGACACGCTGGAAGACTTCGGCGCGCTCGGGCGGGTGGGATTTTTTCCGGTCAAGGGGGCTGCTTCCTCCCAAGTCCGCGAAACCATCGGCACTTCGCTTCAGTGGGTAGCCGGAGAAGATGAAATCTTGCTCTACCGAATCGCGGAAGATCAGTTCAAGTGGCAGCTGCTCAAGTTGATCAACGACCACTGCAAGCACACACGGAAAAAATCCGGCGAATCTCCTCCACCTGGGCTGATCTGGTTCCCGGCGGATTGTGATGACGATGCGGATTTCGTGATGGAGCTTTGCAACGAGCGGCCAGTCATGAAGAAAAACGCATTCGGGCGGGAGAAATGGGAGTGGGAAAAGCTCGGGCCGAATGACTTCTGGGACTGCATCAAATACACCTTGGCCCTCTGGATGATCCGTCGCCCGGATCTGGTCAAAGCGGGACTCTGCCGGTGACTTTTGACATGCGCCATTTCTCTGAATGGCGGACGAACGATTATTGGCACCCATCCGGCGCTTCTGGGACAAGGCAACTGTTGAGGCTGCTTATCAGAAGATCTTCGAGGCGTTTCATGGGCGGCTGGAATCCGTCACCGTCATCGTTGGCAAAAATTCCGAGTCAGAAGGTGCCCAAGCCCAAGTGGTGGTGAATTCCGAGGACTATCTCAAGTGGATGGAGGCCTTGGAAGTCCGCCTTCAGGAATATCAGGAAACCGCCGCTGGCCAGGTGCCCATGTCTGACACCGAGCACGTCAACTTTCGCAACCGCTACACCCGTTCATGATTAAAAAACGCCGCCGCCGGATGCAAGAGACATCCACTTTTCAACAAGCTCCAGCACCGAGCCAGCCCATTGCCTTGTTTTCCGGGTACGATGGTGCGAACTGGTCCGAGGCCCGCGGCGAAATGTGGTGGCCTACTCTCGATGCGCGCTACGAACTCGACTCCTTTTCCCGTGAGGAAATCCTCCGGCGCATTCACTGGCTGAAGGCGAATTTCGGTTTCATCCGTGGTTTGATTCGGAACTCTGCTGACTTGATCGGTTGGCAGACGCCTCAAGGGCAGAGTGATGATGAAATGTGGGATGACGAGGCAGAGGCCTATTTCCGCGATTGTTGCTACGAGGCCGCCGCGTTCGATGTGGCGGGCAAGTTCGACTTCGAGGACGCCCAGCCGATGCTCATGCGCGAATCGCTGACAAATGGCGACATGCTCACCGTGCTGACCAAGTGGAAAGACGGATCTCCCCGAGTGGCGTTCTACGCTACTAGCCAACTCCGCAATCCTCCTAACCCCGGCCCCTCATGGCGGGATGGCATTCAATTCACTTCCACCGGGCGACACATGGCCTATGGGGTCAAAGATTCCTCCACCGGGAAAGTCACGGTGATACCGGCCGGTTCTTGCATTTACTTCGGGGAGTTTGACACTCCCGGCGAGGATCGTCCTGTGCCACCGCTTGCCCACGGCGTCAATCATGCGCATGACATCACGGAGGTCTTTGCGTTCACCAAGCAAGGCATCAAGTCCGCTTCGCTGCTGGGTGCCGTCCGGGAAAAAACAGCGGGTGCCACTCCTCGCGCGAAACAAGGCCTTACCGGAGCCCCGCGCACTGTCACCGATGCTTCGGGAAATCGTTTCAAGGTGGCGGATGTTTGGAGCGGTGCGCAAATGCCCGAGCTCGATCCCGGCGAGAGCATCAAGCTCCTCCATGACGACCGCCCAAGTCAGAACGTCATGGATTTCGTGCGCACGCTGATCCGGGACATTGCGATCGGCTGGGGGCTTCCTCCTGAAGTCGTTTGGGAAATGCTCCGCATGACGGGCCCAGGTGTTCGCTTTGTGATGGACGTGGCGGACCGCTGGATCAAGTGCCGGCAGAAGCGTCACCGTATCTGGGTGAAAAGAGTCTGGCGCTACGTCATCGCGACGGGGATTCAAAATGGAGATCTGCGCCTGCCAGCGGTTTCTCCGAAGACTGGCCGCGAAAAGTGGTGGGCCGTCAGTTGCACCTCTCAGCGGAATCTCACCATCGATCGCGGGCAAGTTTCTCGCGCCAAGCTTGAAGAACTTTCCGCCGGAGTTTCCACGCTTTCCGACTGGGAGGAAATGGACGGTCGAGATTGGAAAGACCGGGGCAAGCAGCGGATTCGAGAAGTAGCCTGGCTCAAGGCTGAGTGTGAAGAAGCTGGCCTCACCTACGCCGAAGTTTTCCCGCCGCGCCAAGGTGCTGCCGCTCCTGTTGTTTCCGATGATGAACCTCCCACCAAGGGAAAACCCGCTGAAAACGACACCGACGAAGACGAAGAATGAAATACCCGCGCATCGCTTCCCATCTCTACTCAGCGCCTTGGCAGATTCTTCCCGCCAAGTTTCAGGAAATCACTGTTGCTTTTGAGTCGGCGCGCGGTGCCACCGGCTCCACGCCGGAAATGGCTGCTTCTGATCCGGTGGGGCCTATCGGTTACGATTGGATTGAAGACAGGGTGAAGCTCCTGCACCCTCAAGTGGAAACCTTCGGCCCCGTTGCCCTTGCCCGCGTGCACGGTGTCACTGGCCGTCGCCTCTCACAGCTCGCCATGCAGTGCGGAGGTTTCGATACCGGCCTATTCGAGCAGCAGCTGGAAAACATCCGGGACGATGACAGCATCCGCACCCTCGTCATCGACTTCGATACCCCCGGTGGCATGGCGGCCGGCGGCATGGAGACTGCCCAAGCCATCCGAGCCGTGGCGGATTCCGGCAAGCGCGTCATCGGCTACGCCTCCGGCATGTGTTGCAGTGCGGGATACTTCCTCGCCTGTGCCTGCGATGAATTCCACGCCCACCCCGCCTCCATGGTCGGCAGCGTTTCCACGATCTGGGCCATGGTCGATAGCTCCAAGGCATGGGAAAAGAACGGGCTGGAGCTCAAGCTCTTCGCAACCGGTATCTACAAAGCCACCGGCTACCCCGGCAAGGCCATGACTCCCGAGGAAGAGGCAAACTGCTGGAGCGTGGTCCGTCCGCTCGATGATGAATTCAAAGGCTTCGTCTCCTCCCGCCGTGGCCTGACTCCGGACCTCATGCAAGGGCAATGGTGGGATGCCAAGTTCGCCCCCGCGAACGTGGTCGATTCTACCTCTTTCCAGAAACTCTCCTCCGTTTTGGAAGCCGCCTTTCAACTTTGATTTTCCATGAAACTTTACTTCGATCTCGACTCTCGGCAACTTGTGCACCCACCAGGCCAAGCAGGCATCTTACGTTCGGTTTCATTCATCCGTGGCGACGTGGATCCTTTGGAACTGCATTTTCAAAGTGATGACACTGATGTTTCCGATGTAACCAACATCGTCGCAGTGATCAAGCAAGCACCAGGAGAAGTTTCGCCAGCGCTGGCGGTTTGCCAGGAGTGGGATGAAGTCGAAACGGCTTATGTTGGAGAATTCAATCTCAATGGTGAAGCTCTAAACACCCTGATTGACGATAAAACTTCGATTTCCTTGCTTTTTGAAGTGACTTGTTTCCACGAAGGACTTGGGCCGATCACCAGCGCGGCGATCAAGTGCACCGTCAAAAATGATCTCTGGCGTGATAACGATGAAACTCCAACTCCTTTGCCAGCGCCCATTGGAACGACTGCTCCCACTGAAGAAACTCTCGGCCCTCCATACATCCGAGTAAACGGAGGAAAAGCTTATATCTTGAGTGATGGAGAATGGAGCCAATGGCCGCTTCAAAACTTGGGCGACACATGGGATGGAACCATTCTAACCACCATTCCAAGAGTGCTCTACGTGGTAAGTAGTGCCGGCACCGCTGAAGTCAACGGCACTTATGCCGTTTGGTATCAAGACACTATTGTTAGGGAATATCGCAAATTCCCATTTGCCAGCGAGTTTCCCAAGATCACTCACGATCTCGACGGGGATGAAGCATTCATCCGAACCACCGGAGACGTTGACAGATACCAAGCAATGTCGGTCGATCTGCTCGAAGATGCGACATGGTTCACAGGCGGCCCGCTTTCCGGCGCCACCCCCGTGCCAACGATCGCGCTTGCTGGCGTCTCCCCTGAAGCCGTTGGGGAAACGGTCATTGTCAACCACACCGACGGCAGCAAAACCGAATGGGGCGCAGTCTCAAGAACCGAGTGGCTCCCCCGCACCGCAGGCATCATCTACAACCGCACTGAATCCCAGTGGGAGCGCACGTTTATTTCCGCTGGAACCATCCAAACCGAAATCCTTCCGAACCAATCATGAAATATCTAGTATTACTCCTCGCTTTTGTCGCTTCTGTTTCTGCCGAAACCGGAACCGTGAATCCCACAGGCGGCGGGATCTCAAACCCAAGTTTTCGGAATGCGGTCTTGCCAGCCCAGTCCACGCACAGCGGCAAATTTCTAACCACGGATGGCACGAATTCTACTTGGGCGAATGTCACCAGCGACCTAACATCCGGCCCCGTCACATCCAGCGGCGGGGTTTCGGCCATTGCGGACGGGGCTTTGACAGTTGCTAAAACCAGCGGACTCGAAACGGCGTTAAATGCAAAATCGCCGCTCGATGTTCAAGCCACGAGCGATGCTATCAATTCCCAGCCATGGTGCATGGCTAAAATTAGCGCGTGGAATTCGTCATCTTCGGTGCCGCTCAGGGGGATGTTGATTGGAGATTCGCTTTCGGATACGGGTGGTAATTTTGGGCTGGGGCCATTTATGGCGTCTGCCGGGGTGATCGGGCTTCAGACGTTTAACACTTCGGGAACTGTGACGAACCACACTTTGCCAAACAGTGGCCGCCCGGATATCTGGATAAACGGGAGAGGAACGACGTTCGCGATTGGGTCTTCGGCGGAATTCACGTTGGTGGGGGCTGCGAACGGCAATGTTCGGGGAGATCGGGCGTGCATCGGTTACATCGCGGGGCCGGGGAAAGGGGCGTTTGATTTGCAGTATCAGGCAAATGGCGCAGGTGCGTGGACTACTTTGGCAAACATTAATACGGCGAACGCTTCTACCATCGGAGTATGGGCAACGTATAACTTGCCGCTTACAAATTTTCCGTTTTACCGACTGCGAGTGACGAATGTGACGACCGGGATCGTGGAGCTTGCACCGCTTACTGGCATTTACAACTCGACGGGTGGAGGGGTGATTTTGATGCCTTGCGGGATGTCTTCCGGGCTGGATTTGGCAACTCATGTGGCATCGACGCCGGATGCGGTTTTCACGCCGCTTTGGACGGGGCTTTCGCCTGATTACGTGGTGTCCATCTGGGCTGATGCTGGTTCTGAATGGGAGTCAGGCGGGGCCTTCCGAACGTTTTACGCTCGTGCGAATGCGGCAAAGTCGCAGACGGACTGGATTCAGATTTCTCGCAATCCGAGCTATGAGGCGTATCTCTCGGGATACCCATCGTGGGTGACGGCTACGGCCTATACGGCGGGACAATTTGTGCTGCATGAGGTATCGGGGGGCGTTTTCAAAAATTACCAGTGTTTGGTAAATCACACGTCCGGGGTTTCGACGGTGCCAGGCACGGGTGCTTCATGGGCTACGGTGTGGTCGGAATACTATTCACCATCAGCGGAGGTGGCATCTGTGGCGGTGGCAAATGCTCAGGCGGCAGCGCAACGCGCATGGGCGCTTTCCACACGGCACACTTTTCTAAATGGCCATGAGATCCATGGTGGAAGTTACAGCGTGGCAAATGGTAGAGGACTGATGAACGACTTGGTCCACCTTTCCCCGGCTGGAGCCACGCACAGAAACGCAACGCTCTGGCCTAAGCTTCCGCTCGGTCAGACATTCCTCGGCGGTGGTCTAAAAACCGGCCAGAATGTTAACGTGATGGGGCAAAACCTTTCGGCTTCGAACATGTTTACCCAGCCGATTTCATTTTCTCAACCTATCGAGATGATCGGAACGGGGGGGGAATACAGGTTGGCGGACCAAGCGGCTCCACTGGACGGGGCGCGGATTGGTCGTGTTTTCAACACCTCCAGAGGGCTTAATTTTTTAATGGGGACCACACCTTTGCTGACCCTGAGCGGGGCAATTGATGGGACGGCGGGGATGTATCCCGGCTTCAATAATCTGCCTTTGGGGTCGAACTTGCTTCGATACTCCGCGACGTTGTCCGGGCTGAATACCGGCATTACTACCAAGACTTCCGCTTACACGGCAACTTCGTCTGATCACACCATTCTTGGTGATGCTACGAGCGGGGCTTTCGACATCACGCTGCCAGCCGCCGCATCACACCCTGGCCGCATCTACAACATCAAAAAAACCGACGCTTCTGGTAATGCAGTGTCGATCAACCCGAACGGGTCGGAATTGATTGATGGATCAAGCACAAGCCTTGCGATCGGCACTCAATGGGCTGGCAAAACCATTCAGTCCAACGGGACGAGCTGGTTCGTCATCGGTTCATTCTAAACCTTTATGTGATATCCACCCACACCCGCATGAACGACTTCCAGGAAAAAATCGCATTTGGCCTAGCTGCTGCAACATCCACCATGTTCTCAACTCTGGGAGCGATGTTTACAACAGGTGAAACGCGCTGGGTTTACGTCACGTTTGCCGTCAGCACTTTGACCAGCGGATTTCTCAGTCTCATGTGCCGCAAGCCCGAGCAAACCATCCAGCTTACAATCGGCAGATTCGGGTTTGCCATCCTCGGCGGTATCCTTTTAACAAAGCCAGCAATTCACCACTTCGGGTATTCTCAACTTGCCGAAACCGACATCATCGCGCTCGCCGGATTGTCGGCGGTTTGTTGCATCGTGACGTTCACCGTGGGAGTCAGCTTGCTATTCCTGCTTGAGAAATCCGCCCCGCAAATTGCTGAAAAGTGGTTTAAGAAATTCGAATGAACTGCCCTGAAATCAGAATCGGATGTGGTGCCATCGAGACGGATCAGTGGCCACTGGTTCTTATCTCGAATTTTGAGTTTGAATTAGACCGTGATTTTGGCGGCACGTATCACTTCTACTCCGGCAACAATCTGCTAGGCATTTTGTCAGGATCAAAGCTTGAGATTCTGAGGGGTTACGCTGGCGATGGTTACTCTCCCGTGATCCGTCTTTTCGTTTGCTGGATTCGCCTCACACCTACCCCGAAATGCGGGTTTGCCCCTGCGGTCATCCATGACTTTACTCGCCAATTCCTCAACACTCCCGGATGCCCATGGGATCGCAAGCAGACGGATGACTGGTTCTATAATTGCTTGAGGCGTGGGGGCGAGCCTCTCACAGGAATTTTCCACCGCGCCGTGGCTGGTCCACTTGGCACTGCTTATATCTACCTGACCAGAAAAACAGATCCAAATCTCCGCATCGTAAAAATATCATTAAAACCATCAAATTCGCAATCGCATTCGCCGTGGCGTTCATCGTCGCCAACTGCCTATCGTGCGCCCCCAAGGCGTTTCCCGTGGGCTCACCGACCCCGCTTGACACTCCCGCCGTCAACGACGGTACTCCCACCATCCGCCAAGGTCATCTTCGCGCCATCACTGGTAACGCCGGATACCGATGATCCCGCCGCCGATGGAACCTGATGTGGATACTCCACCGCCGTGGTGGAGTGGGCCTTTGATTACTCTTGGGTTCGTGATCGCGCTGATCATGGCCATCTACTTTGCAACTTTTTAAATCATTCCAATGAGCATTCCCATTCCTGCATCCAAGCCCAAGGCCTCGCTTTCTCTCGTTATGCAAAAAGCGCGGGAGAGATGGGAAAAGTGTAATCCGGGGTTTGGGTTGCCGGAGTTCTTTGTGCTTGCGGTCCGCGGCTATTACTCTGCCACGATCGCGCCTGCTGGAAACAATATCTCTGCGTATGACGATGCGTTTTTCATCGTGTCGCCGCTGGGTTTCACGGCATGGAATGGCAACACCGATCCGAGCCGCTATGGCTGGAATCCAAATGCTGATAAGTTCATGGCGCGCCTGGCACCTGGATGTTGGAAGTTTGGGAAAGTGCTTCATCGGAAAAAGTATCAGGCATTCGGCCAGGTGCGGCCGGTGACGGTGGAGCGCATTCGGAAGGATGGCAGCATTGCAATCACGGAAACCGGCAGCTTCGGGATTCATGATCATTGCGGCGGAAATAACGGCACATCGTCTGAAGGTTGCACCACTCACCCGATCCCGCAGTGGGAACCGTATCGGCGGGAGTTAAACCGAATCATCGACCAGATGGGCGTGAAAATCTATGATTTCATTTTGATCGACGGGCCGATCAACTGAGTTGGAAGCTGTATTTTTTGACATCCGCGCATCTACGTATGCGCAACAATCCTTTCAACCGCCTTCTCCGCGCCGAAGCTCAGGAATTGGGCGACGGTGGCGGAGCCGCCCCGTCCGCCGCTGTGATTCCTGCTGCGGAAACTCCCACACCCGCACCGCTTGCCGCTGTGCCAGATGCACCAGCCGCTGCTGCTGCGCCCGCCCGTGAGCCGTCCCGCTTGGAGAAAATCTCTGCTGCCATTCGTGGCAAGGCGGAGATCCTGGCCGAGTCCAATGGTTTCCGCGCTCAAGTCGAGCAACTGACTGGCCAGCTTGGTCAACGCGATGCTACCATTGCGACTTTGCAAGCCCGCGTCACGGCGCTGGAAACCGAAAACGCCAATCTTCAGGCTGACTTCAACAGCATCGATGCCGCGCTGAAAACCACTGAGGCCAAGGTCGTCAGTATCGATGCCTCCGCCGCAAAACAAGTTGCCGCCATGGGCTTCGAATCTGCCGATTTGCCCGCTACGGAAAAACAAGGCGAAACCATTGAAGCTATGGAAGCCCGTTTGGGTGCCGAGAAAGATCCCGTGAAAATCGTGGAGCTCGCCCGCCAGATCGACACCCTCAAAGCCCAAAAAAACAGCTGAGTTTTGACACCCAGTCAAGTTTGAAAATCACCATCTAACTTCTATCCCGAAACATCATGGCCACTCGCACTGTAAATCGTATCCTTGCCGACATCATCGGCGCATTCAAGACTCGCGTTCCGGCCTTGCAGGCCATGGGCGGGAACTTTTCCGGGGAGCCGCTCTATCTGGGGCAGCAGTCCATTGCTCACGTTGAAAGTCTGCCTACCATCGCGGATTACGATGCCACCACCGGCTATGCCAATGGCGCGACTGAAGCGGCGGACTTGCTGACCGATGTGCCAATCATCATCGATGGTCACAAGCATGTTCCTGTGAAGCTTACTCATCTTCGCAACATCGCGGATGAGAAGAAGTATATCAGCACCGTCGGCAACCAGTCGTATGTGCTGGGCAAGGCAATTGTGGATTCGGTTCTCAACAAAGTTCACGCTGGCAACATTTCCACTCAAAAAGCAGTCGCCTCTGCTAGCATCGATTACGATTATCTTCTTGAGATCTGCGGAACGATGAACACCAACAAAGCCGCCACCACTGGCCGCCGTGGCATCGTTTCCACCGCAGTCATGAACACTCTCTGCGGTGATACCCGTATCGCCTCCGGTGACTACCATGGCCAGCGTGTGGGCGGAAGCGCACTGCGTTCCTTGACCAACATCGCGGGCTTCGAGTCTATTGAAGAGTATCCTGAGCTGCCAGCCAACAACGCCGCCACGCAAGATTTCGTCCGCTCCAGCGGCAATATCCTTACGGCAGCGGCCCATGGCTTCGTCACTGGCCAAAAAGTGCGAGTCACCACGACTGCCGCAGATCTTCCTGCTGGCTTGGCAGTGGATACCACCTACTACGTGATCAAGCTATCGGCTAACACCTTCAGCCTGGCCACCACGGATGCCAATGCCACCGCAGGCACCGCCATCACCCTCAGTGATGCGGGCACCGGCACTCACTCCATCGTCGGCTTTGAAAACCTGACCGGTTTCTTCTTCGAGTCCCGCGCCTTTGCGCTCAAGACCGGTGTTCCAGGTCACTCGGATGATATCGCTGCTGAACTCGGCGTGCCGATCGTGATGCCAGGTCGCATGGCGCAAGATCCTGAAACCCAGCTCGCCATGATGCTCTTCATGTGGCAAGTCGCCGGGCGTGCGGACCTTCACAGCACCGTGGCTGCTCTTTGGGGTTCCTGTGTGGGCCGTCAAGCGGGTGCCCAGTATGCACTCACCGATCGCGCTGGCCTCCGCCTTGTTTCTGCTTGATCCGTTCTGTCCCGAGTAATAACAGCCCCGCTGGCAGACCGGATATTGTCTGCCGCTAAATTTAACTTTTCCACCTTATGTTTCACATCGTCATCGGCTTTGAAAGCCATCGCAAAGATTCCGCCAGTGAGCCTCTTTACACCGGGCACGATACGGCAGAAGTCGAAAAGGTTATCAATGCGAACCTGCCCCGTTTTGGAGTGGTTCGTGTCTATAAGAATCCTGTTTGGAGCAAGCGTTACAACAAAGGGGATATTCCTCTTGGAGTGGTAGCTCCTGCGCAGGAAGTGGCTTCAGCCGAGGAAACTCCTCCATCTGAGGAAGCTCCTCCGGTCGAAGAAGCTCCTCCAGCGGAGGAAGCTCCTCCAGCCGAAGAAGAGCCTTCTGGCCGCAAGAAGAAATAATCTCCCGTAGCTTGTTTGTGTATTAGTGTGTAGGAGCGGCCCGCTGAAAAGCGGGTCGCTTTTTTTGACTTGAGCCTTTAGGTATGAACTCTGAAGCCCTGCGTGCCTTTGCTGCTCAATCCGCCGAAGCCGGGGAGGCGTTGTGGGAAGCTGCGATCCGGCTGGATGGCGGGGCTGCGATGGTGGCTTCCATCACTGATCCCCGCGGGATGCCATCGATGATTCCCGGTGGGGAGATCGACCAGGGCGAGCTGATGGTGCGGGTGCGGAAAACCATTTTGCCGGAGCGGCCCGAGCTTCAGAGAAAGCTGGAATGGAAGCGCCCGGCGGATACGGCGTGGCGTGCGACGGCGTGGCGGATTGCGGAGGTGACGGGAAATGAATGTGATGCTGTCTGGCTTCTCAAGTGCGAGCCTTGGAACTAATCGAATGAACACTAGCGCTAAAGTCAACGTGAGCGGCTTTCTTAAGAAAATCCGCGAATATCCCCAGCTGTTTGCGCGGGAGCAGGAAAGTGTGCTCAAGCAAGAAGCGCGGGCTCTGTGCGTGCGGTATGCGCAGTGTAGCTCGCCGGCGTATGGGCTATCGTTCGATGTGCCGCGTGCGGAAGGTATGAAGCGCAACGTGGTAAGCCAGGTGAACCGAGTCTTTCTCACCCGCGCACAAGGCGGGCGCGTCTATGAAGCGATCGAGCGGCGGAGTCCGCAGCTGGCAAAGGCTTACTGGAATGCGTGGAAGAGTAAAGACACCCGTGCCCAGACGCGCATCATGCGCGAGGCGGGCTTGCAGATTGGCGCGCTTGATCCTGGCACCCACAAGGCTGCCCGGACTGCCCAGAATGCCAACGTGCCGAAGAACTTCCAAGCCACGGAAATGGTATCTCAGACGCAGGTGCGCGCCTTTGCCCGGAAGCAGGCGGCCTTGGTGGGTTTCGCGCAGGCCGGATGGTATGCGGCAGCGCGTGGCCTGGGTGGACGGATCCGCAGGAATCTGATTTCGGCCACTGGCCAGCGCTCCACGGCAGAGGCATTTCCCCCTTACATCCGCAAGCTGGCGAACAAGCACAGCGGCATCGGAGGTGCCCGCGTCCTCAGCTCCGGCTCCACCAGTCGCGTGGAGATCTGGACAGGTGTGCGCCATGCCCAGAATGCCCTGCCAGACCACCTTCGCGAGCTCGCCACCACCCATGCGCAGGAAAACATCGCCCGCGCTCTTATCGAGTCCCTCCGCTATCTTAACCGCAAAAAATTCAACGCCGCATGAACGCCGTAGAGCACAGGCTTAACACAGCCGTCAAAGAGATCCTCACCACCTACCGCCCCGCGGGTGTTCCTGATTCCGTTTCGGTCCGCGTGGCGCAGGATACGGCCAAGATCGAAAAACCCTACATCGTGATTTCTTCGGAGAATGGCGAGTCTCCGCACCCGGCGATGCGCAAGCTGAATTTGATCTTCACCTCCACTCTGCGCACCGGTGAGGAAGAGACTGCCCCGGGTGAAGAAACTCACCAGCATTTCGTGAATGCCTTGGAAGCTCATGCCAGCGAGCTGGCGGCGGCGCTGCTGGAAGTGCAGCTGAAGCTGCGGCGTTTGGTCATGGGTGCCACCAGTGAGGAGATCGAAGACGGGCGCGCTACTGCCAGTGCCACGGTGTGGACGGTGTGGCTCCAGATCTTGCCAGCTGAGGATTGAGCGCTGGATTTTGACATCGGCGGAAGGTTGTCATGCCAGTCGAAGCCATCATCAAACACGGGAACCTCCCCGGAACGGAAAGCCTAGTGGACGAGCCAGACATGCTGGTTCAAAGCCTCTCCATCAAAGCCGAGCGGGATTCAAAAATGTTCAAGGGTGCCAACAAGGCCACCCAAGGCGTTTTGGAAACTGATCCGAAGCTCACCTTCGAGTTCAAAGCCATCATTTCCGAGTTTGCGGGTTTGTCCGATCAGCATCCCGGGACCGCTGTGGCGGAACTTGCCAACTTCTCAGCGGCCATCCACGGGTTCGATCCCGAGGAAGGCACGATGATCTACAAAGATCCATCCCGTGATCTGGACAACGAAAATCCTGACATGGTGAATTTCAGCGTCCTTCATCTGCCCTTCGTCGAGCCAGCTGTGGCCCCCTAACGGTTCTAACTGACAAACCCCGAGCGATTTTTTCCGATGTCGGAACAATATACCCTTACCCGCGACACCAGGCTCGCAGCAGCCCTTGGCACTTTGGGCGTTCCCATCGAAATCCGGAAAAACCGGGATGCGCAAAGCGGCAAAGTCCTGTATATGTATCACCTTGGCTTGCGGTCCCTCTGCCGCCGCCACGATGCCCGCCAGCTCAAAACGCGCATTGGCAATGGACGGCTGGAGCGCGAAAACCCCACCCACGAAGTCCTCACCGCCCTGCGCGCCATGATCAACCGTGAGCGCCTGCTGGATTTCCAGAACAAGGGCGTTTTTATGCGGTTAGATTCCGTGCCGGGCACCAGCCTGTGGCAATACGTGCCAGGTGATACCGGGCTGCCTGGCAGGGCCGGATCCAAGGAGTTGATCGAAACCAGCGACATCAAGCTGGTGTGTGCCTTGGCCGTGGTGGGAGTGCCCTTGCTGGCGATGGATGGCGTGCGATCCGATTTCCGTTACTTCCTCCCGCGTCATGGATTGCCCAAGCCCGATGGCAGTCCACCCGCCGACGCGCTGAAGCTCATGCAGGCTTGGCGGACATCACGCGATGCGATGCCGCCCGATTGCCCGTTCGCGCAAGCCATGTGGGGGCTTGTCAACCGTGAGCGGCTGGTCAACGCGCTCAATGCGGAAATCGAAACCATTCTCCTCCGGAAATACCGCAGCCAGAAAAGTGCTTTGGTTCGGGCAGATGCCACCGATGCGGCGTTCGACAAAGTGAAGGAGCATTTCGACCAGTAGTATTTCAAATCATTCACAGAAAATCAAAATGAAGGCAAAAAACTTAGTCCATCTCGACACCCCAGACGACGCTTTGCAAGACAGCGCGGCCGGTTCCAAGGCGCAGCCTCCCAAGCGGCAAAAAGACGTTCATGACTTCGCGCATGAGGAGCGGCGGCAAGAGGCCTTTGAATCCGAGTATTTTTGGCGTGAGCAAGCGCTGCATGGTTTTTCCGTTTCACGGGAAGGCTTGTTCGGGCAGCTGCGGCTGGCGATGGGTGCGCCTGCTCTGCGTTTGTGCCTGGCAGATCCGGATGCCTTTGCCGCCGATGCCCAGCGCATTCTTTTCCTCTGCGCCCATCCGCCGGAAGTGTGGAACCGGCTCCGCGCGGACATGGCGACTTTGCAAAGTGCCGTGGATGCCTGGACGGATAAAAACATCAGCGTTTCCGAGAAGCTTTCATCCGAGACTCTGGCCATGCGGATCTGGTTGGCTGCTCAAGAAAACCGCCATGAGCCCGCTCCTACCTCCGCCCCTCACGGCGATGATTTGGGAAACTAGCCATGCCAGTCTGGGAGGCCCAATATGTGTTGGTGATCGCTTCCAAGACTGGCTGGACCGAGCGTTTCATCCGGCACGAACTGCCGCTCTCCCGCGGCTATGCCTACTACCACGCCGCGCGCGTGCTGGAGGGCGAGCGGTGCCGCTGGCCGGGGGTAAAGTCCTCAGCTGCCAAGTGGGTGGACAGCGTGAAGCAATGGGCGCGGGGAATCATCGGTAACAAACGACACCACTCCTGAATCATGGCGGAAGTCATTAAAACAATTCTCACCGCAGACTCCAGCGAACTCGCCGCCGAGTTCGCCAAGGCCTCTGCCGTCGCCCAGAAATACGCAAACGATCGTGCTGCGCAAGGTGGACGAGCTTTGGCTACGGCCCGGGCGGAAATCGAAGCCTTGCGCTTGGAGGCCGATGGATTTGGCAATCTTGCCGCCAGTATGAGGGCCAGCAACTCTTTGCGTGAGCAGGCTGTTCGTCTCGCCCAGCAAGCCGGAATCACCGAAGAAAAAGCAAATGCCATTCTTCGTGAAAAACAGCTGTTACAACAGAACATCGCCATCGCCGCTGAAAGACACGCCGCCGCCGAGGTCGCTGCTGCCCAGCGCTCTGCCCGGCTGAACGCTCCTGGGCGAAATGGTGTATCCCTTCCCGAACTGGCGCTCACCACGGCAAACTTGCAGGCCATGGAAAAGGGCGCTGCCCGTGCAAATGAGTTGCAACGGAAAATGGAAGGCCTGCGTGGTGGTGGTAGTGGAGCGGCAATGGGTTTGCTCGCTGTTTCTCAAGCCGCCGAAGATGCTCAGTATGGAATTCGGGGCGTAATCAATAATATTCCGCAGGCAATCATGGCCTTTGGAGGCTTCAGCGCCGCATCCATGTTTCTTGCTGGTGGTATCTCCATTGCCGCCGTTGCCGCCGTCGCCCTGTATGATCCGATGCGAAAACTGCTAGGATTCATGGATAAGGAGATGAACAAGGCGACTTTGAAAAACTGGTCAGAGTCAGTCAAATCGACTGCTAAGGCCATTGCTCAACTTAGGCAAGAATCTGTCTTGGGGCAAAACATGCTTCGCTTTTCCGATGCTTTGAATGAAAATCTGCGCCAACGGCTTCAGTTAGAAAATGTTCTTTCCGGTTATCTCATTGATCAAGGTGCTGCTCAATCTCGACAGCTTGACTATTCGGATCGCATTTATGAGGCCCAGCGCGCCTTGGCGGAGGCGAATGGAAAGTTTATGGCGGCACCTAGTTTGCAGCAGAAGCCCCAAGCTTTGGAATCAGAATTAGAAAACCGGAAGAAGATTCTTGAAGCTGCTTCAGCTGCTGAAGCAAGCCTTGCGGAGCGAGTAGCCAATGTCTCTGCCGAAAGTTCTGAAAAATCCATTGCGGCTTCTCAGAAGCTGCTCTTATTGCGTGAAAATCTTGTTACTGTTACTAAAAATCTCGAAGCTGGGCAAAAGGACTTAGATGCTGCTCAGAAAAACAAATCCGGCTTTTTGGATACAACTGTGCGAGCAGGTGCTACTTTGATCTCAATGAATCCTATCTCTGGCATTGCTGGAGGGGGCGTTTACAGCCGCAAAAAAGAAGAAGAGATCGAAGCGGCAACTTTAAAAAACCTTCAAGGAAATCTAGACGCTAGAGAAAAAGTAAAAGTCAAGATTGAGCAGCAAATTGCGGCTTTGAACAAACAGCGTGAGATTGAATCTACGTCATCTTCCGAAGCCATTGCCGCCGCAAAAGCCAAACTTGATGCTAATCATAAATTGATGCAGAGTACGGCAGATCAAATCCGCCTGCTTGAAGAGCGTTACCCTATTGAAAAGCAGCTTGCGGATTTAGAAGAGCAGCGCATCAAAGCTTTGGCCGCAAGAGCTGCCCATGACTTTCAAACAGAACTTTCCATTCAAAACGCGCTGGCGGCAAACGACCAGGAGCGCGTCAAAAGCCTTCAGGAGCAACGTGACATCGAAGCGGAAAAAGCATCGATCATGGCCAATCAGAGATCCTTGAGTGATGCTCAAGTTAAAGCCATGGCCAAGCAAATGGTGCAAGCCCGGGCTGCTGCTGCGGCGGCCAATCAAGAGGCCCAGCGCAATCAGTCCCGGACGGATGTGTTCGGTGATCTTGAGGCCATGAGAATGGAAGCCGCTGGCGACAAAAAAGGTGCGGACGAGCTTCGCGAGGATCTGCGCATCCGTGAAGAAGCTGTGGCCTTGGCCGAGCGTCTTGGCATCAGCGAAAACCAAGCCACTCTTGTGTTGCGTGAGCGTGCCAGGCTTCAGAAAGAAATCGATAAGCGGGACGCCGATCCTCAATTTCCCGAGCTCCGCCGGCGCGGAATCCGCAGGCTTGAAAACGGTGCCAACGACATGAACGCAGGCAACAACCTGAACACCTGGAAATGGAACATGGCACCCGGGCTGAAATCTAACGAGATCGAACGCCGCAACGCCGCCCGCGCGAATCGCCCGCTCAAGCCCTCCGATGACTCTGCAAAAGTGCTTCTCAAATCCGTGAACATCCAAGAGGAGATGCTCAAAATCTGGCAAAAAATCAACGTCGTCTAACATGGAAGCCGCAATCTTTCACGGCAGTTTGCCGTTCATGATGGAAAACATCAACGTCTCACGGGGAGGCCGTGGCGTTTTGGATTCCTTCCGGGCCCAGATCCTTTGCAGCGCGGATTGGGAAACCGATGCGCGAGCGCTCGGCTTCGAGATCGACAAAAGGCTCGGCAGCTATGCTTCGCTATGGGTAAAATCCATGGTGCCAGATGAACAGGCAGAAGACGTGGTAAGCGTGCAAATCAGTGGCGAAGGCCTTGCGAATACAGGTGATCGTCGCCAGCGCACGATGAAAAGCGGCGAGCAACAAACCAGCGTGGGCCCACACGAAAAGGTGGTCATCGTCTGGAGCAAGGAAGAGCGCGGGGAGGATCCTGAAAGCGAAGAGCCATTGGATCGGGTGAAAAGCAGAAGGACGAAGTTAGACGCGGACGGCGAGCCAGTTCTCAAATCCATCGTGACGCCATCGGGCACCTTGAAGCAATGGGTGATTTCAGAAGCGGAAGTGGCTGTGATCGATACCTATTTCGTGACTTCAAAGCCTGCCATGAATGTGGTGGGGACTGTTTTCGCTCCCGTCAACGCTCCCACGGTTCCCCCGTATCAATGGGGAGGATACGGCGAGCAAAAACGCGGAAGGCATCCTAACGGCTGGGTTCTGGTGGATCGCGATGTGGAGGAAATCAGTTATTTCTCAGACACCATCGGCTTGTGGAGAGTGGTCGATAACATGGTATTCCGTCACCCAGATTTCCCCGAGTAAGCGATGGATAAGAAGATCCCGAAAGCGGCTGGAAGCGGCCCTCTGCTCATCAAGCCAGCGTCATGGCAGGCGCTTCTGGATGCTGTCCAGGGGCTGGATATCATTCCTGATCCCAAGGATTTCAACGTCAGCAAGCGTGAGGGTAAAAAGTTCCTGAGTCTGCGGCCGCCAAATACTCCATCTCGCCCCGGGCCGCCATTGGTTCCGCCGTTCACGCTTTCCGCCAGTGCGACTGGTGCGCGGGTTTACAAAGGGGTGTTGGAATGGGCAGTGACCACTCTCAACTTCGAGCGGCTCCAGATCAAAGACGCGGACGGGGAATTGCTGGAAGAAGTGAACAACTTCACCGGGCAAGATGAAATCACCGGTGTGGAGATGATGGAGCGCAATGGGGAATCCGGTTCTGAAGAAGCCGAGGATTCCTGGTGGGATCTGAGCTGGTGGGGTGACGTTTGGGCGAAGGTGGTTCTCGATCCTGAGTCGGGGCACCCGTTGAGCTGGGAACTGGTAGGGCCGGAAAAGCCGGAGATGCAATCCATCGCGCAACTTTCTGAAGATCTCAGCCGTGGGTCGGGTGCTGGAAGTGACGGTGCCGAGGAAATCGGATTTTCTATTAGAATCGGAAGCGTTCCCGAAGAGGGGGCGATCATCCAGGACCGGACAGGAAACCTGCAATGGTTCTGTGCGTTTGTGCCGGAGAATCCCAGCTCCATGAGTTCTGAGGCGAGCAGCTCGGAAGAAAGTAGTTCTGAATCCAGTAGCTCGGAATCTAGCAGCTCGGAAGAAAGCAGCTCGGATGCAAGCAGCCAATCCAGCGGAGGTTCCAGTCAGTCCAGTGGTGGCTCAAGCGGTGCATCCAGTGGCGGCGGGGGATCATCCGCTGCCAGTGAATCTGAGAAAAGCTCCAATGCCATCGTGGAAGCCCCTTGGACGGAAGGGAAATTCGTTGCGTTGGCGACTTTGGAAAGCAACCAGGTGCTGTTTGAATTCATCGTTCGAGATATCAAACTGGCGGGCCCTAAGACTCGGGTGAAAATTGACCCTCGTTTCGTGTATGTCTGCGAGCCGAATTCCCTTTGTGTGGCAGCAGCCCCTTGTGGAGATGCGCCGTTTGCAGTGGGTGCCAAGGTCGAAAAAGGAGTGCTCACTCTCACTGCCCTGACCCGCGCTGATCGGCGTCCGAAGTTTGTCAACGTGCGACTCACTGGAATCCGCAAAGGCTTCCAGAACTGGGATATGCCATCGCGGACAGCGAAACAGAAGAAACAATCCGAAGCGGCGCGCCGGCGCGAGTATGATCGATGAGCGAACTCGAAAAATCTTCAGGAAGCGTTTCCAGTGCCGAGAGTTCGGAAGGCTCATCGGCATCATCCGCATCAAGCTATTTTTCCTCGCTGAGTTCATCATCGTATGCGCCTGGCGATTCCAGTTCTGAAAGTTCCTATGATCCGCCGGTGCCTGTTTCCAGTTCTTCAAGCGCAAGTAGCAACGATGACTGCCCGGGTAATCTTTTCTCTTTGACGGTATCCTTGACGTGGGTGGGAGCATGGGACTGGGATCTTCACTTGAAGACTCCATCCGGTGCCCACATTTACTATGGTGCCTTGTCGGGAGATGGGTTCGAATTGAACCACGATGCCCACCCGTCTTGCGCGGATGATCCATTCCCTCCGGAAACCATCGAAGGGGTGGGTGCGTGCTACGGAGAGTATCTCGCTTACAAAAATCTTTTCTCGAATTGTAACAGTCCGGGAGATGCTACGTTCACCGGTTCGATCACGGTGATGGCTCCGGACGGGCTGATGGTGGATGGCGTCTTCCGGGCCGCTGGAGCAGTGGTGGGAATCACCAACGACTTTCCATTTTTGATAGAAAGACCATGAACGAATCCATGATAGACAACGGGCCGGAACTATGGCGTGAGCTTCACCACTTCCCGAGCACTTGGGATGGTGATCCGGTCAAGGCCGAGCAATTCCTATCAGGATTCTCCGCCCGCATCACTTGCTGTAAATGCCGGAAGTGCTGGGAAGACATGGTGATGAATCACCCGATGCCGCTGTCTTCAGAAGCGGTGTTCTGGTGGACGGTAAAACTTCACAACATGGTCAATTCGAAACTTGGCAAGCTTTTGTTCACCTCCGAGCAGGCGCAGGCTCTTTACCCATCTCCACCGCCATCGGTTCCGATCTGTATTCCCATTCATCACAAAGGAGGGAAGTTCAAAGATAACACCGAGTTGCGATATACTTTGAGATCCATCGAAAAGCATTTTCAGGGAGCTTGCCAAGTGTGGCTGGTTTGTAAAAAGATGCCTGAAGGGTTTGAGGGCTGTCATCATCTGTTCGATGGCGGCAAGGGGTTGAAAACCGCTCTGCGAATCACCTCAGAAAAACACCCCGATGGCTTCTTCTGGTGGTATGATGATTCGGTGTTGCTGCTTCCTCAGACCGTGGAGGATTTGAAAACCACGATTGCCAGTCGTCGGTGGTCAAACGCGCAGACGGGCTGGGCGCGGCAGTTGACGAAGATCAAAGAGCGGCTGGAAGCGGAAGGGTATGTGGCTCACGATTACTCCAGACCTCACGGACCTTACTGGTTCGACAAGGGAATGGTCGATGAGGGCTTCGCGGATTGGCCGAACATGGCCGCCAAGTTTCCATGGGAATCATGGATACTTTCCAAGCGCGATTGGCCACGCCGTCACGGCAACTACAAGCAGTATTATGGTGCTTTCAAATCACTTCCGGGAGATCGTGACGTGTTGCTGAATTTTTGTGATGGTGGGTTTACTCCGGAGTTGAAATCGCTGCTGGAAGAGTTTTACCCGAAGCGTTCGACATTCGAAACCGGAACTGCAATCCGTCCGAAGATCCAAGTTCACACCATCCGTTTCGGGGAGAAATGGTGGCTGCAACTTTGCTCTCCCACGCTGGATTCATGGTGCAAGCGGCACGGCCATCCGCTCAAGATCTGGACGAGCGAAAATATCAATCCCGACTATCCGAACTCGAAATTCTGTCAGATCGATATGCTGCGCGATTTTGTGGAAAGCGGTGATGATTGGATGATCTATGTCGATGCCGATGTGTATGTGGATGAGTTGGCTCCAGCGCATCCAGTTCTTTCGCCCGGTTTCTGGATTCGGGAGGATCTGCCAGGAGCGGGGCCTAGAGATTTCGGAAGGTGGCTGCGTAAGCACAAGAAAAGTTCACCGGGCTGGGCCTATCGAAACGCGGGCGTGTGGATGTGTGATCGTAAATCAGCGCAAACGCTTTTGGAAACCATCAGCCCGCCTTATCTCGTCGGCTGCATGGAGCAGCATCAATGGAACTGGTGGCTTTCTCAGTCGGCGGCCAAGGGCTTGCATGTCGGTTTTCTTGATGGGGCGTGGAATTCATGGGCGTTTGAAAACAAGAAAGGGGCATTCTATCACATCGCCGGAAAGAAGAAATCGCAGCGGGTGGAAATGTTTCGCGCCAATGGCCTGATCCCTCTGGATCCTCCTCTGCAAGCGGTGGCTGAGATTCCCCGAGTGTTCTACTTTGAGCCCTATCGTTTTGCGAAATGTGATTCGATGATGGCCATGGATGAGATGCACATTCAGCTTTTGTTTTTGGCGGCCACTCTTGAAACAACTCGGGAAAAATCGAAAAGAGTGGCTGTGGAAATCGGCTCATACCGAGGGGCTTCCACGGCTGCATTGATCGAAGCACTCAACCAAGGATATTTCGGGCATCTGCATGTGATCGAAATCAAGCCCACCGAGACACTTCGCAAAATTCTAGCGATGGCCAAGGATTCTTCCCGAGTCACTCTTCACACTCAGGCATCTTGGGATCTGGATATCACTGCTGCGGATTTCGTGTTCATCGATGGTGATCACAAATGGCCTGCGGTGGCGGATACCCTCCGGGCAATTACCTGGGGCGCTGAAGTGATCGCCATGCACGATAGTGAGTCATGGCCGCAAATCCCCGGCACTTGGGGGGCGAAGCTGGCGGCAAAGTGCCTGCGAGAGATGCCAGCAAGGACTGTGTTCGAAGATTGCCAACTTCGCGGAGGAATGCAGACGCAACGCGGCTTCATCGTTTCAGCGAGTTCGGAAATCAACGTCACTCCGCTTGAAGATTTTTTGAAGCTGGGATCTTCCTCTTCATCGCAAGCCTCTTTTGCAACACGCTTGCCGTAGCTCTTCCCGTTAGGAATCCCACCTCGGCATCGGGTGCCGTTCCTAACATTGCCAATTCCTTCGCGCTCCAGGATCGTCCCGCAACCGCTTTCCAATCTCCGGGCACCGCGGCTTCCAGCGCTGTCATCCATTTCTGCCATTGCCCGGGCGGGATCGGGCGTTTGTAGCTCGCACGGATTTCCGATGGGGAATTTCCGCTTTCCTCCGCCACTCGGCCAATGTCGTGGATTTCCTGCAACCGGTAGGTGATCCGTGAGTGGCGCAAGACATCGATGGTCCATTTCAGCCCCAGCCTTCTGGCGATCTCAGAAACCTCATTCTGCGCCTTCAGGCGGCAAATGTGGCCCTGCTTCCCCGCCCGCTTGCGTGACGCGTCCCTGCAAGCCACCAGCAGCCGCATGACGTGATCCGGCACCGGGAGCCATCGCTCTGCCGCCACCTTCCGCGCCACCTCCGCGCGGACATGCAGCAAGCCTTGGGCTTCGTCCAGATCGCTCCACAAAAGCCGCTGGCACTCAAACGGCCGGCAGCCGAGCCAGCCTGCGACGATGAGATAGGCCAGATGATGCGGGGCCTTTTCCGATACTGCCGCCAGCAATGCCCGCCCCGCTTCTGGCGTGAAAATTTCAGGGGCTTTCTTGTCAGGCTTTTTCCGAGTCACATTGGAGATCGGAGGAGGCGTGGCGCGTGGCCATCGGTGCCCGCGCACCGCCCAGTTGAAAAACAACGTCCAGTAAGAATGTCGGTTTGCCATCGTCCGCTTTCCCGCACTGCCCCGGGCAATGTGACTTTCCAGAAGTTCCGCCGTCACCTCCTCCAGCAACACCGCTCCATGTGCCCGGGCAAACGCAGTTAGTTCCGATTTCGGCCCTCGAACCGTGATGGTCGGGTGCTTGCGCTCATACTCCTTCAGGAACTCAACCACGGCCTTTGCCATCGTCACCCGTTCCATTTCTGCCCCGCCCTGCGCCATGAACCACCGCGCCGCCTCTGCCAGCCGCCCGGCATCCTTGGACACCTTCAAAGCCGCCTCCAAGTGCGAGAGGAGCGCCGGAACATTCTCCGCGCTTCCTGCCAGCCTCCTGAGCCATTCCAGCTGCTCCTTCGCCGCCGGAGTCACCCACTGCGCCCCCCCTTGCCGTGTCCAGCTCCCGAGCCTTTACCCTCGCCCATTTCTTGGCCTCTTCCAAGTCCAGTCGCGTCGTCGTTCGCCACTTCCCATCCTCACGCCACCTCAACGCGATCCGCCCGTCGCCCCGGCCATGGAGCACGATCGAAGTTCCCCCATAGCTCACTGTTTCCCGTGCCTCCATGCCTGAGAAAAAACCCAAAAAACACCAAAAAACAATACAGAAAAAAGAAAATAACGCAAAATTCCCGTTTTTGTTTTAATTGCAAGAGCGCCGAATCCTTGAATCTACAAGGATTCGGCGTTGCAAGAAGTGGAGGCGAGGGGAGTCGAACCCTTTTTTGAGGTGTTGGGGATCAATGATTTGTGTGGGATTGATCGAATGACAACAGGTTGACAATACTTGAAGAGGTTGAAGATGAAGCTTGCGGATGTGTGTGGGGATTGATAAAGCCGTGCCATGGAAGATTTCTTTTTTTTGTTCGTGATAGTGGGAGCGGTTGTTTGCGGATTGGTGGGGGCCGTGATTGGCAATACTCGCAAGATGGCATGGCCCGGGTGGTGGTGTGGATTTTTGCTTGGGCCGATAGGTTGGATCATTGTGCTTTTGCTGCCGAAGTCCGCCCCGGCGGAAAAGGAAAGGACTCCAGGATCTCCCACCAAAAGAACGCGCACCGTGCCTGTGAAAGCGGATCCGTTTGAGGTTTGGGAAGCGAAACAGCAAAAGCAAGAACTGGGAAAAGATTGATGAAACAGAAAAGCACCGGGTTTTCCGGTGCTTTTTTACAGCTGCCATGGCTTCCACCGATGGGGGCAGAGGCGGCATTTGAAAAGTGGCAGTCAGGCTTCTTCAGCAGTATCAGTCTTCTCGGGAAGGAACTTCTTGCGGCTATTACCCTTAGGGTAAGTTGTTGGTCCCTTCGAAACAGGGTGATCCGCATAGAGATCATCTGCAACCTTCTTATTAGAAACTGAATGATGAATCGAAATGATTTCTTCAATCGTTTCGGCATCGATCTCTGCGGCTGCATTAAGCGTCTTTTTGGCCCATTCGCGAACAGTCACTTGCTGTTTCAATGCTGCGTTTTCGATGGTTTCATATTCCAAACTGTCGAACTCCAGCACCAAGTTGTGAGGAGGAGCGGATTGTGCGGACGCTTCATCCTCCTCCATCAAAGACCGAATGGTGATCTGAGCGACGGCAGAAATCTGCTGTGGATTGTTTTCCCTTAACCAGTTAGAAACTGCTTGTTTGGAGACTCCGCATTTTTCGGAAAGCCAAGTTTGACTGCGGCGCTGCTCGATAAGCCATTGATTTACAGTGTCACGGTTGATTTCCATGGCGTGATAATGGCACCTTATTGAAAAAAGTAAATAGAAAAGTAAATTTTCTATTGACTCGGGTAAATAAGCCATGTATTCGTGAACATATCAACGAACGAAACGCCATGCACTCCATCAGCCTAGAATACACCGATCTTAGCAGCGCAGCGCTGATCAAGATTTTTCAGCTTGCAGACATCCTCGTGGTGACTCCGAAAGAAGCCGCTAAAATTTATTTGGCCACCAAGGCTAAACAAGCAGCCAATCAGAATCCGAACCAAGGGAGGGCGGCATGACTTACTTTGTGTTTGCCGGCCCATGGGTCAAAATAGGTTTTACCTGCAACATTGAGAAGCGGGTTTCAACTATTCAGACCTATTGCCCTTACAAAATCGTTCACGTTATTGTCACTGATGAGATATTAGAAGTTGCTGCCAGGCGACGGGCTGAAAGTCTGACATTTTCAGAGAGCGAATGGTTTAAGCAAAATCCAGCACTGATTGAATGGATTAACAGTTTGACGGCATCCCGCTGGGCTTGTGAAGAGCGGACGAAGCTAAACCGTGAGATTATAGCGATCCGCTCCAAATATCGTCGTTTTGAAATCCGCAAGCAGGCAACTTCATTACAAGGGAGGTGCTCATGAAGACGGCACTGGTGCCAAGACTTCTGGTGGGCTCACCGAGTTTGGAGGATGGCCATGCGGGGGCGCGGGATGCGCGGCTGCTGGCGCAGTATGACTACGACCAGGAGATCGGGGAGGTGCATGTGCAGTCGGGTAAGGGGACTCGGGACTTGCTGAGGCGGGCGGGGTATCCACGAACCTTCGCCGGGGCTTTCTACTCGGTGAAGGTGCTGATGGATGACTTTAACCGGTTGCAGATTTCACCTCCTTCACGCTCATGAGCAAGTATCGGAAACGCAGTGAGCTGGCGCGCTTTCTGGCGGTGCCGCCGGAGGAGATCGACCGGATGATGGAGGAGGATGGCCTGCCTCACCGTCGCCTGCCAGGCAAGAACAAGCCCGCCATCCGGTTCCGGCTGCCATCGGTGTGGGAGTGGCTGAAGAAGTGGACGCCGCCGGGCGTGAAACTGGAGTCCTACGCGGAGTTTGAACGAGATTTTGAGGCTGCGCAGGGGAGAGAGCCAGCAGTGCCGATTTCTGAGTAAGAGGGAAAATTTTAATCTATCAAAAACACATGAATACAAAACGGAAGCAAGAAGGGGAGGCGGTGTGGCCGTGCGTGATGATCGACATCGAGACGCTGGCGACTACGGATGACGCGGTGTTGCTGGAGATCGGGGCGGTGGTGTTCGACCGGGATCGGCGGCTGGTGGGTGAGGGTTTTTCGATGACTCTGGATTATCTTGGGCAGGGCGATCGCAAGACGGACATGGAGACGGTGATGTGGTGGCTGGATCCGAAGCGGATTTCGCGTTTCCGGGAGATCACGGATGATCATGACCGGAAGCCGACTCTGTGGCATGGGCTGGCGGAGTTGAGTCGTTTCCTGAAAATGTATCTGGCACCGAGGGGGGAGGTGTGGACGAAGGGGAACTTCGATCTGAGGATTTTAGGCCATGCTTATGGCCAAGACCAGACGGAGTTGCCGTGGAAGTATTACCAGGCGAGGGAGCTGCGAACGGTGCTGAAGTGGCTGAATGTAATTCAGGCGGAGGATGTGCCGCACTCGGCTGTGGCGGATGCGCGCTTGCAGATTGAATTTTTGTTTGTGGCCGAGGAGATGAAGGCACGGGCCACGGAGCCGTGTTTCACCAGGGGCTGGGCCGCGTATCGTGAGGAACTCGCAGAGACGCGCGCGGTGCTCCTGCCGGATTGGCGGGCTTTGCCTAGCGAGGTGCAAGAAGCCTGGTGCGTGGGTGTGCAAGCGTGCTTGGAGGGGGACGACAAAAGTGATGGAACCGGCGGAGACGGCACGAAAGATTATGTATAAAAAGCAAGACCCCGCAGCGGCGGAAACCGCTAGAACAACGGACAGCCCGGCGGTTGATCCATTTACGACTTGTTCGCTTTTGCGGGCATGGAAGATCGAGCCATGTGGTCAAACCGGAATCGACACGCTCTACATGCTTGATGATGGCCGATGGTCGGGAGTAATGGGACAGGTCGAATACGCGCTTGAACAACAAATGGAAAGCAATGACGGCGGCGGCAAGATGGAAAGGCCGTGGAACGAAATCTCAGTGACGATCACGGGAGTGCTGCTCACGCCCTAACAATGGGAGGAAATCTGCGACGATGATTCCTGAAGCGAAC